ACTACCTACAAGGCCGCACTCGTTCAACTTTTGACTTTGGCGGAGCAGTATTTGCCGACACAGTTGGATATGCGATTGCAGGACTTCTAGGATCGGTAGCCACAACAGGTGCATCAGCGCCTTATACACACACAATTTCTTTAAAGAACAGCCTTGTATCAGGTGCAGATGATCAGCCAATTTCTTACACATTGACTGACTTCTACGCAGCAGATGTTCGCTCTTACCCAGGTTGCCAGTTCAGCGACTTCTCTTTGAAGTTCAACGCAGATGGAATGCTTGAGTACGACACCAAGACAACAGGCTGGGCTTCATCAGCGGTATCAGATCCAACGCCAACTTTCTCAACTGTTCTGCCTACAACTGTATGGCGAGGCACAGTATCAATCGGTGGATCGACAGTATCTAATGCAATGACAGGCAACATCGACATGACTCGTTCTGTCAGCCCTGTTTATGGCATCAGCAATACTCAAAATCCGTACAACATTTTCTTGGGACCTCTAGAGGTAACAGGCAAGATCACTTTCATTATGGAAGATGACACCGAATTGACTCGTTTCTTAAACAACACACAACCAGCAATTGTTCTTAACTGGCAATATGGCGCTGGCGCTACAGCACTACAACTCCAAGCAACAATCACAAAGGGCGCTTACACAGCAGCCGTGATCGAGCGCGGAGAGGACTATGTCCAGGTATCAATCGACCTAAACGGCCAAGGCAATACAACAGATGCTGGCTCAACAGGTGGGTTTGCACCGATCAAGTGGGTACTACAGAACGCTAAGGCTTCAGGTACTTACGCTTAATCCTCAGAGCAGGTGGGGTCAGGTTGATGGAGAACGCCTTCCCTCCATCCCGCCCACCTGCTCCCTTTTAAGTTATGATGTTAGGAAGGCAAACAAACAGGAGGCATAATGTCACAGAAAATTACACTACCGTCAGGGGCCACAGTCACTCTGAAAGACCCTGCAGCACTTCGAGTTAAAGACCGCAAGCGCGTATTAAAAACTGCAGATGTTGAGGGCGGCGATCTAACCCGAGCGCTTGCTTTAGGCGATGCTTTGATTGCAATGTTGATTGAGGACTGGTCCTTAGACCTTTTAATCCCTGCGCTTAAAATAGACAATCTTGATGAATTAGAAATGAAAGATTACGACGCTTTGGTTGATGCGACCAAGGATGCACAGAAGTTCTTGTTCCCATCATTGGGCGATACGATTGAGAACGAAGAAGACCCAAAAGCGCCTTCCGACAACTTGAACGCCTAAAGTGGCTGCTCGAGGGTGGTGAACGCCGAGAGGATTTGGTCTACCCTGATCAAGAGTGGACCTACTTCCAATTTGCAGATCGGTTTGGTTGGACACCCGACCAAGTCGATAACCTCCCTGCAGGAACTGCTGATTGGTTGTTGGCGATAGCGGCAACAGTTACAAAAATGCAAAGCGAGGGATCAGGTAGTGGAAATTAAAAACTTAGCCCAAGTCCTGGCTGGCCTTGACCTGACTGAAAAGAAAGTAAATGACGCTGCTCGTTATGCCATCGGAATGGCTGCGGCTTCGGTAGAACGCCAAGCCAAAAAGAACGCCAACACAGGAACTCATCCACGCGGGCAAGGCCACATTCAAGGAACAGGCCCTGGCCCCAATGTTATGACTGGTAACTTGCGCCGTTCTATTTATTCACAAACAAAAGTTGGCTTTGGAAATAGTTATGTAGCAGAAGTTGGCGCTTCGATGGTTTATGCACGCGCTGTTGAAATGGGACTTCCCGAATGGAAATCAGGAGTAAAATACCCGTACATGGTCCCTGCTGTGGAAAGCCTGAAACAATCAGGCGCTCTCAATAGGACCTTCACTGGCGCTTTTGCGATGTTTCTAAGGAGTTAAAAGATGGCATCGACAATCCCGCCAATTCTTATTCAACTCCAAGCCGATGTAACTCAACTTAAAGCAGGGCTTGCCCAGGCAGAATCAGCAATCAAAGGCGTAGACAGTAATGTAAAAACCGCCAGCGCTGGTATGACTTCCTTTGTTGGCAATCTTAAAAGGGTAGGCGCGGCTCTTGGTGCAACTTTTGCCGCTTCTCAAGTTGCTAACTTTGCCAAAGAGTCCATTTTGGCTTCCAGTAATATGGCTGAGTCTTTATCAAAAGTGCGTGTTGTGTTTGGAGAAGGCGCGGCTGAAGTTGAAAAGTTTGGCGCAAGCGCAGCACAAAATCTAGGTATTTCTAACCAGGCTGCTTTAGAGGCTGCAGGAACTTACGGTAACTTATTCCAGGCGTTTGGATTAGGCCAAGGCGAAGCACAGAAAATGTCCACAAGTCTTGTTCAACTTGCTTCTGACATGGCTTCCTTTAATAACACTTCTATAGATCAAGCAATCACCGCTTTGCGTTCGGGTTTATCAGGCGAAACAGAACCGCTTAAAAGGTTCGGCGTTGCCCTTTCAGATGTTCGCTTAAAAACCGAAGCGATGTCTTTGGGATTAATTAAAAACACCAGCGAGGCTTTAACACCCGCCGCAAAAGCACAGGCTTCTTATGCATTGATTATGAAAGACACAACTTTGGCGCAAGGTGATTATGCCCGAACCGCTGATGGTACTGCCAACACAATGAAAACTTTACAAGCCAAATTTGAAGATGCAAAAGTTGCAGTAGGCGATGCTTTAATGCCAGCCTTTAAGGGCTTGTTAGGTATTTTGGAATTATTGGTACCTGTTTTAACAAAGATTGGTGAGTTCTTTAAAAACAACCAAGAAGAAGTCAAAGCCTTTGCTATCACCGTGGGCATATTGGGGGCAGCATGGGGGGCTTATACAGTCTATGTAAAAGCCGCAATTATTCAACAAAAAATTCTTAACGCAGTTCAGAAAATAAACCCAATCGGTCTGATTATTATTGCTGTAGGACTTCTTGTAGCAGCAATGGTTAAATTATGGAATAGCAACGAGGCATTTAGAAAAGCAGTTATTTCTATGGCTAAAGTTGCACTGAATGCTTTTGCCGCAATCATTCCTATGGTTGGCGAGGTATTTGAAGCGATCATGAAAGTATCAACTGGACCGCTTCGTCTTTTACTTACTGCGCTGTCTAAATTGCCAGGCGTTGGAAAGTACGCTAAGGCTGGCTTAGACGCTATGAATAAAGGTTTGAACGGAATTAGCAATTTTGCTAAAGCGGCTTCTAAGAAAGCCAAGGAACTATCTGATGGATTAGACAAGATGGGTGCGGCTGCGGATAAAAACGCAAAGAAAGTAGACACGGCAACTAAGGGTGGGAAAGCCAAGCCTGGGACCGTCGATCCAAATGTTGCTAAGGCTGCAGAGAAGGCTGCCAAGGAAGCGGCAGCACGCGCTGAAAAGGTTGCCGATGCTGAGATGGCTTACATGGAAGCCCAAATAAAAGCCCATGAAAGTTATCAAGAAAAGGTTGCAGACCTCTACGCAGATTATGCCGACTCGATTGCCGAGGCTGAAGAAACGGCTGTAGAAAAGCGGGCTGAAGCACAAGCCACTTATGCCGAAGCAATCACCGATGCACAAAAGGCTCACACCAAAGAGATGGTTGAGATTGCTAAAGATTACGCAAAGAAAACCGCAGACATTGAAGCCTCTCATCAAAAGAAATTAACGGACCTTCGGGCTGCGGCTGCACAAAAGGCTGTTGATCTGCGCAAGTCTGCAGCAGAAAAAGAAACTTCTATTATTCAGCAGTCTGTAGATCGCCTTCGTAGCGCTTTTGCTTCAGGCACAGGGTTCAGTTTAACCGAGGCTTTTAAAGGCAAAACTTCAGGCGGCCTTCTAGCCCAAATGAAAAAGCAGTTAGATGATGCCAAAAAATTACAAGAGGCTGCCGCTTATCTTGCTGGCCAAGGTTATGCACAAACCTTTATTGAACAAGTTGTAAAGGCTGGCCCTGAGGTTGGCCTACAGATGGTTGATGAACTCAAGAAATCATCACCTGAACAACAGGCTGAAATTCAGAACACTTTCATGGATCTCGAGGGTATCCAAGAAACAGGTTTAGATGCTTTAGCCAAATCCATGAACAATGGAGCCAACCTTGCAACCTCTGAATTGCGCCAGGCTTATGACCAGGTAGCCATTGATCTTAAAGAGTCTCTTGCTGAAGTAGATGCACAACTTCAGGAGTCTTTGGCTGTTGCTAACGCTGAATATGCAGCGGCTATGGCTGAGGCAAAGATCGAGCGCGATGCTCGTATGCTGGAAGCAGCCACACAATTACAAGAGGCTATTACAACCGCCAAGGCTAACTTAGACAAAGCCTTGGCTGAAGCAGAAGCCACTCTTGCCAAGTCTCGAGCAGAGGCTCAAAAGAAACTTAACGAAGGATTAGCCGAAGCGCAGAGAGTTCTACAAAAGGCTCTCACCGATGCTCAAGTGGCTTTTGACAAGGCTATAGATGAGATCTCTGCAAAAACCTCTGAAAAATTAAAAGCCTTACAAGCACAACTTGCTGCCGTGGCTGCTGCAACTGCGGCTCTTAAAACAGCCAACTCTGCTTATTTAACTGCCGCAACTGTTGCTCCAATAACACCAATTATTCCAAAAACAACCGCAACAAGTAATCCAGTAACTGCTCCAATTACAAACATAAACACTAATATTTCAGGTGTGAATTTAACCAACCCTTCAACAACAGCAAGCAGCGTTGTTTCTGCTATTAAATACGGAACTGCAGTGACTGTGAACCCAACGCCTGCAGCCAGTTCCACCGCCATGAGAACTTCTGCTCAAGCCAAAGCATTGAGAGCGGAATAAAATGCCAGCCGTAATTGCCAATTATTCATTCTCTTTTAACGGCCAGGTCTTTGGCGGCGCTGGATCGCCTTATCAAATTCAGTCCGTTGATGGGCTTGAGGCCCTGCCCGACATCCGCAGCCAAGACGATAACCGAGGCTATGCAGACGGTATGTTCTCGGGCCGCGACTTTCTATCGGGCCGTGAGATCACCATCCAGTTCCTTACCCTGGCTTCCACGGGGGCTTCGGCTCAGGTCAACTTCAACACTATTCAAAGGGTCCTTTTACCCCAACAGAGCGGCACTACGCCCCTTTACTTCCTCATGTCCAATGCCGACACCGAACAGGTCGTGTACGCCCGCGTACGAGGCTTGAGGGCCACCGTAGACCCCAACTACACCTACGGCTACATCTTGGCCCAGGTGACTTTCTTTTGCCCTGATCCAAATGTTTACGCCAGCAATATTCAGACCGCAACCCTGGCTTATACCCCACCAACGGGGCGCGTTTATAACCGCACTTATAATGTGACCTACGGCGGCGGATCGGTGGTTATTTCAACCACGATTAACAACGCGGGCTGGGCAACCACCTATCCAAACATTGCTATCAGCGGGCCGATCACAAACCCAACAGTCGGAAACACAACTGAAGGCGCGGCTTTGAACTTTCTCGGCACTTATTCAAGCAGCGATGTTTTAAATGTGGACCTTTACAATAAACTGATTACGCTGAATGGAAACCCAGCGCGTAATACACTTCTCTCAGGCACATGGTTTTCTGCCCAACCAGGGAACAACGAGTTCTATCTGACTGGAACAGGAACCTTGGCAGGAACAACCCAAGCCATTGTAACCTGGCAGTCGGCTTACATTTAGGAGAATAAATGACACTTGTATCGCCTCCGAGTTGGTTGCAAGCGGGAAGTTATCCTGCTGAAAGCGATCGCCTAACTCAGCAAGCCTTGTATGCCACCACAGGCATCATCGGTTCTGCTTCTATGGCCGTCACCCAAAATTCTCCTGCGGGTATGTCGGTACGCGTTGCTTCAGGTTGGGCCGCAGTTGTTGGAACCACTCAAGCCAATATGGGCGTTTACACTTTTTACAACGATGCAACCGTAACTTTAACAATCACAACAGCCGATCCAACTAATCCAAGAATCGACAGAATTGTTGCAACCGTTCGAGATGCCTATTACACAGGCGCTTTCAATGATGTTATTTACCAAGTTTTGCCAGGAACTCCTGCGGGATCACCAACTGCCCCTGCCGTTCCTGCTAACTCAATTTCACTTGCCACAATTGCTGTAGGCGCTGGCGTTACCCAAATCAACACCGCTAATATTACGGACACTCGAGTTGAAGTAACAACCAATTTGCCTGTCGGTGACATCACGGGAGTGACTGCGGGAACAGGCCTAAGCGGAGGCGGATCAAGTGGAACCGTTACCCTTAACTTAGCCAACACAGCAGTATCTGCAGGTACTTATACGACTGCTAACATAACTGTTGACGCACAGGGTAGAATTACAGCGGCTTCAACAGGAGTCGCCGCAACAGACGCAACACCAACCGTATTCATGCTGATGGGAGCATAAACAATGCCAACAACTTACAAGGTGCTAGGGC